GCTTTAGGTGCAGTAGCTTTTTTGCTAGCGGGTTCTTTAACGGCAATCCCCAAAGAATCTTCAATCATCTTTGTTGCATCTGCTCGTATGTCTGAAATCTTCCCTCGTTTATCTATATCGATGGAAAAATGATTTAGAATAAAGGCCTCAATTTGGTCTTTATTCATTAATGAGATCTTGTCTAAATCGTCCTTAGACACAGAAGGTTGTGCTTTTAGCTTGTCGCCTTGAGCCATTGTATTCTCCAGTTAATAAAATCCCCCCTCCCCAGATCGGGAAGAGGGGTACTAGTCCAAAGTAGGACTACTGCTTAGCGTTAAGAAGAACACCAGCAGTTGGCTGTGTTACTTTATAGCCATAGACCTTTAAGCCACGAACAGCGTCACCGAAGCGTGACTCAAGGCGCAAGGTTTCAGTCTTAACAAACTGACTAGCAAAGGTTGCAAAGTGAGTAGTACCTGCAAGGATCTTATACTGAGCATCAGCGTCAGCTTTGAGAGCAGCTCCAGCATCATCACCACGGATGGGGACACTGTTAGACTGATAGATCGTAAAGCGATCAATGATGCCTAGCTTTCCATTACGCGCAATCGAGGTAGAATCACCTGACTGGTTAGCGTTCTGAAGATCAGACTTCTTGATCATTGAACAGACCCAAGGTGGAAGGACTAACCAGCGTCCTGTTTCAGCAATATCAGCTTCATCCAGCTTGTTACCCATATCAATGATATTATCAATGACATTAGCTGCAGTGAGCTGTATGGCATTAGCATACGCTGCGCCACCAATGATATTTCCAGCAGCAGTGCCAGTGTAAATACCAGTTAAAACATCACTATCAACTGCAATCTTCATACGCTCACCAGCGTCACGAGTTGCCTCGTTAACTAGTGGAATATCAGACTGAGCTGCCAGTACATCGTCAACCTTGAACTTAAAGATCTTAGCTTTGTCGATGACTAATTCCACCAAAGTATCGCTTAGGGAATCATAGCTAGTGATTGGTGTTGCAGCAGCTGGATCGTAATCTGAAATACCTACAACTGGAGTGTTGCGGATATTTACCTTACTGCCTTGGCCAGAGATCTCGCCTTGGTAGTCTGTGTTACAGATAGCGTCCAACACTGTGGTTTTATAAAAGTTTACAAGTAATTTCTTACTCCAAACTTCAGGGATAAAGCGGCCGCCTGCGCCGTTAGCAAATGGAAGTGCCATAATAATATTCCTAACAAATATAAAAAGATTTGCGAGCTAGGAAGATTTTCTCTAACTCGTTATTAGAGCTGGCCAGCCATCATTTGTGCATCAATTTCTTCAGCGTATTTTTCATAATCACTGAAGCTCATCTTTGCAATCTGATCCCTCGTAAATCGAGGTTGGCTGTTACCAGCCCCCGGATTGGAACGAACAGTAGAAACAGTCGGATCGGCCGCCTGTCGCGCATCGTCCAAAATTTGCTGTTCACGACTTACCTTTGTATTAGAGGTCAGTCCTACAGCAGTCTTGTACGAAGAAAGTAACCAAACTACATCGCTAGCTGCGCCAGTCTGAAGAAACTCTTGAACACTCTGTGGTTGACGTTGCACCCAGCCTTGAAAGTCAGGTGTATTAGAAACTTCAAACGCATCAGCATGGGCTTCGAGAATAGTTTTCTCATGCTCTGCTTGTGCTGTTTTCTTCTCTGCTTTCTTTGATGAACTTTCCATCGCTTTAAGCTTTTTATCTAAAGAAGAGATCGTTTCAGATTGAGACTTGATGCGGCTCACAATGGGGTCGAAGTCCTCGCCATAGTCCTCACTAAATGTATCTAGCGAGTCGCTATTTCCAGTCGAATCCGACTGAACATCTGCAGGATCTGGGCGTGTCTGTTGACTGTTTACCACTTGAGCAAACTGAGCTTTAAGTGATGCTACGTCAGTAGACAAGGCTTCGTTTTGTTTGCGAAGATTGGCCGCTTCCATTGAGGATTGGGTCATCTTCTTGCGAGCGTGTTCATACGAGGCTTGAGCATTTTTAATTCGCTCTTCCGCGTTCTCAACCGTCATCCCATCCGCTATAAATGGTTCAGAATTGTCCTCTGCTTGCGGCTGTTCAGCTTCAGCTTTGGGTTCCTCAACATCTGGTGCTTCTTGGGCTTGTTGTGGTTCAAGTTCAGCCTCAGCTTGCGCTTCAGCTTGGTTGGCTTCTGTTTCCTTATCCGTTTCGGGGGACTCATAAGCAAGTTTTAAAGTTTCTTCGGCTTCTTGTTCTAGCCGTTGCATTGTTTCGGGGGTCATTACCTTCTCCGTTGATGGGTTTCAGGGCTGATCGCAACCTTGTCCGTTTCTGGGGGCTTTAATTCAGGGATTCCTTCACCCGCTCCAAATCAGTCGGGGCTTTTACGCTTATCCGACCATCTAAAAGCTATTTCGCTATGGATTTGTTTGCTGTCTCAGCTAAGGAGAGCACCATGCGAAGGGCACTTATAGTGCCTTGAAGAACACGTACTCGATCTATACTGAGTAACGGGTCTTCTAATTCTTTTGCCGCCAAATCACAGCGGCGACCTACATAATCCATCATGAGTCCGTATTCATGGGGCAGCCTGCTCGACAAACCGATTACTGACTCAACTTCCTCTCTGGATAGTTGTGACCGTGGCGATACGGTGGCCATATACTGGTTCCTTTTTGAGCAACCCATACTCAGTCGCCACTAATCGGATATAGTTCTCACTAATTCCAAGGTGGGATGCAAATGGATTGCTTGTTCGTCTGATAAAGCGAAGAGCGTCTGCAGATTTGTACCGATCTACACACCCTAAGTCTGAAATTGCTTGTCTTATTACTGCTAAGAACAACCTTTCCTCTGGGGATACTTGAGGAACAAGGTTTGAGATCTGTTCTGCGGCTAAATAGGCTCTAACTGAAATAGGAACATCACAGAATCTATCAGGATCACCATCAATACGTTTAAACCAAAGATCTAAACGAGGCTTTCTCACCCTACTGATCCAATCCTGCAGGAGTTTTTCCTAGCTGAATGTCTTGCCTAGTCTGTTCTGCGTAGGCCATGTCTCTTGCAGCCTCGGCCTCACGTTCCATAGGTAATGTTTGAGCATCCACCATAGATCTTTGAGCATCTGCCATAGCCTGCTGCGCCTGTGCTTGAGCTTTTGCTGTTTGAGCCTGAACTCTCTGCATTTCCATCTCATAGGCTGCTTCTGCCTTTTGCATTTCCTTAGCGCCTTCTTCTTTCTGCTGAGCTTCTTCTTGCTCAGTCATTTCTGGCACCATCTTGTCTGGATCAAGGTCAAGAGACTTGGCTACTTCTTTAATCAACTCTCTTCGCTCAGTAAGTCGAATGTCTACTGGGTTAGCAGTCATCTGCATGAACTGAATTAAACGTTGGCTGCGTACTTCTTTAGCAATTAATGCCGTTGAACCCGCAGCAACTACATTCATGTCCCCTTTAATAGACTCGTCAACACACCACCGCATATTCCAGTGGTACATAGAAGTGATTAAGGGTGTAGTCGCGTAATCATCAATGTTCTTAATTACTGACTTCATTGCTATGCTGGCAGCGCCCATTAACATGGACATGCCCGATGCAGTCTTAGTCATTCCGGGAGTATGTTGGCCATGACTATATGAAGGCATAGACGTTTCTTCATCAGCAAAGCGTCTAAACAACTCAATAACAGTAGTCAGATGAGCCGACACATTCTGGGGTTGGTAGAAACGAAGCATAGGAGTCCCTGCATCACCTCCTTCTCTTAACCAGATTTTCCAAGGATGTATATCCGTAACGTCAGAACCAGGTGCAATCATGGATGTATTTACTTCCACCTGCGGGCCTGATGATATTGCTTGATTATCAATAAAGATTCGTACCGCTGCGTTTATAGTGGCTTGAGAGTCCCGCATCATCTTGGGTACGCCAATTCCCCATAACTGATGAGGTGTTCTTTCGTAAGGGAATAAGTGATACGGAGTTGACTGTGCGCTAATAGGGTTCAGTCGTGCACGAATTACTTCGTTATCTGAGAACCATATATTTGCTTCGTATTCTACTTCTGGATCTTTAACTTCTAAGCCAGCAGTGATCAAGTCATGACCATCTACCAAGCCCCAAAATTCTAGAACCTCATATCGGTCTGAGTTGTAGGATAAGTTGTGTCCCGCAATCTGTCTGCGCTCTAACTCATGATGCAATTCCAGATGATTGCCTTCTGGATTCCTAGAAATGGTATTGGTAATAGCTTCCGAAATAAATCCTTCTGTAGTTTTTAACTTTCGGAATTGGTGCTTAGTCATTACATGGCGGTGAAAAATACCTGAGAAGGCATCCAGCGCTTTTGAATGTGGGTCTGGGTACAAATCAAATATTGAAACGTGTTCTACATTTGGCTTGGGAGTTTCCTTGGATGTAGTTACCCAGTTACCCTTCTTGTCCTGAGTCCATCTTTGATCTTTGTCCATCCGAACAGTTGCGCCTTTAATCGCACCCGTACCAACAATACAAGCTTCCATAATGGACGACTTGTAAACTGACTCGTACTTTGCTTCAAGCAACTGATCTTTAATTTTTTCCTGCATCCGTACACTTCGTACTTTAGCTTCTTTCTTTAAGTCTTCTTTCATCCCATCAAGAATTTCCTTGACGCGAGCTTCGACTAAATCTGCTGGAACTTCTTGTATTGGAGTTCCTTGCTGTTCCATCTGTTGCATTAACTGCATTACTTCCATGATAGCTGTCTGCTTCATTTCAGTTTCAGTTGGCCCATCAAATAAATCTGGGATAGGTGTAGGGTTGATGCTCCATGGATGGTCACTGCCATTAGGAAACAGTAGATCGATGATGCGACCATACGCAGCCATGGTTTTTTCACGGGTAAGACGGACATAAATCTGTGAACGATTAGGATCACTGTCCAATGCAGCTTGTGTTGTGCTGTCATAAAGCGCTGAGAAGGCACGAAGATCTTCAATCCAGTCTTTTTCTATGTCACTACGAGCCTGACTCCACTCATCAAATCGTATCTTTAGCTTACCAACTAAGTTTCGGGCGACAGGATGCTCTTCTTTCTGCTCTTGCGGTTCACTATTGTCGTTTTGCATTAGCATTTAATAACCCACACCCGCTTGAGCGGCTTTATATTGTCTTAAATTCACGATTGTATTGGCATAACTACGCGGCATTCTTCTATACATCTCCGCTGCAATGGCATAGGACATAACTCTGTCATCAAAGTACCCTGCTCTGGCGTTAGTTGAGCCATTAGCAGCTACAATGTACGTTTCCATTTCACTAACAGTGTTCTCACATACAATTCCACTGTCCTCATCCCTAACAAGGCTAGCTAAGTTGTCTATGATTAAAGGCTTAGATCTACTTGTAGTTAACCAGCCCAGTTTCTTGAACTGCTTTCCATCATATTCACGCTCAAGTTCTTCTTGAATGTAGATATTGGGATAGCCTTTGTTTTTTAAGATGGTTAGTGTCGTAAGTCCGTGGTTGTTTCTCTCTACACCCATGAAAGCTTTGCGGTATAACATGCCTAAAGCGTGTAACAGCTCTCCAAAATGATCAGGAGAAATCTTTCCATGCCATTGCGCCACTTGGTTGCCGTTCTCGTCCAGCACATCAGCGCAAGAGAAGTCTCCTTTTTCAAGGCCTTCAGCAACGTCAGCTCCAATCACATAACGTTTGTTAGTTTTAGGTAGATCCCAGACTTTAAGGCAGCCATCTTTCTTTTCTATCAGCTCGCCCGTATTAATATTAATGTCAGCCACAATCTTCGGTGAGTAACACTCATCTTTAGCGGCCATCAACCAAGTCGCAGGGAATACAGTTCGACCTGAAGAGATGAATGCTTCGTTGGCAGTCATCGGATATTCTTGACGGAATAGATCTTCGGAACGTAACTCGTAAATCTTGTTCCTACGCCAGAACATTTGTTCGTTTGTTAAGTCGTAGGTTTTTTGTATTTGTATTTCATCAGAGGTTAGCTCTAATGATTGAGGAGCCATCATCTTGTACTCTGGCTGCCAGTACCAAGGCACAAATATTAATCTGTACTGGCCTTCGCCACGCTGAGCAGTCTGAACCATGTCGTAGAAGACACCACCTACTCCATTAGCTGTGGACTCAAGGATTACCTCAGTGTCATTCTCTAAAGGCACTGCTTGTAAAATACCAGCCAAGTGTTCCTCGCCATTAGGCCAGAATCCCACTTCACTTCCGTGGAAGTACTGAAGTGTTTGTGATCGACCTACAGCTTTGTTACCAGCAGTACCCACCTTGTAACCTGAGTCCAACTTATCGAACACTAATTCTTTAGCGTTTGAACTAGAGACTGATGGCCTAAATGGATTGCCCTCATGGTAACGTCTAACCATGTCGAATAAGTTTGAAGTGGCTTCATGCTCATGTGTAAGTATGAACGCCCTCTTACCTTTACTCTGACTTACCTTGTGGTAAAGTCGGGCCTCAGCGTAGGTGCTACACCCTTGCTGGCGACCTTTTAATATCAGCACTCTTACTCGACCAATCTCAGACTTCTGCTCTTCAATCTTTTGGTGAATGTACATCTGAGCTTTGTTTAACTTAAAGCGTTCTTCTTGACCGCTCTTAGCTCTAATGTTTAAACACGCAGCAGCAAAGTAAGGGAAGTTTGTTTTGATGGCACGAAGCTTTTTTTGCTCAGTAGGTGTCATCTAATTAATGATCATCTTCTTTATCAATAAGCAGATCGTGCTCATCTAACAACTCAATATGATCTTCTTCGTACTGCATATCATCAAAGAGGTAGCTATCTTCTTCGTGTTCGATAACGTCATCGTCAAGATCGGGCAGCTCGGCAATCACACTCTCAATTGAAAGGGTCGCATCAATTTCTTTTTTGTCTGTGAACATTGCAAGGTGTCGGCCAAGTTGAGTCCAAGCAGTTACCCTCGATCCGGGGGAACCATTGCTTTCATCTTTAGCTTCTTTTAATAAGCCTGTGATAATCTCAGCTTCAGTTACTTTCAATTTCTGTCTCGATATAGCTTGCCGTCTATCAATAGCTCTAATCACATTAGGATTAGCCATGATGCTCTTGGCTTTTGTTGTCTTACCGTATCCTGCGTATTCTTTGGCCGCCTTAAAATCTAAAGTGGCACAGTAAGCTTCTACGAAAAGATTCTGTTTTGGCGTAACAAGATCACCTGTTAACGCATTGATCGTTCCACCCCACCTCTTATGAGCTGTCTCAATCCCAATCTCTTGGCTTCTTCGACTACGTGCAGCCTTTACCCGCTTCTCATAATCTGAGCGAGCCTTATACTTTTGATCGACAACATCCTGCTTAGCGCGGAACTTTTTATTTTCCTCGGTCTGCTTAGCGTTGTTAAAGATTGATTTTTTCTGAGGTGGGTTAATGTCTTCTGACATGATGTAACCCTTATGAAGTAAGCCTATCAGGGGAATGACGGCTTTATAGGAATGAAATACGATTACACTTAATTGTCTTCACTCCCAAGTTATCCACATTTTTAACATTCATTGTGCACACCGTCAAGCATTTATCCACAAATATGTTCAAATAAGGCACGCTGTTCTTATTGATTTATATCGTTATTTTATTGCACCTGTGTATAAGTGTGCATATTATCCACAACCATATTCCCCTACCTAGTCCCCCTATGGCACCACCTAGTCCCAGACAGACACTAGGGGTAGTCCCACACAGACACTTACCTAGTCCCACCGTGGGTCTCTAACATACAAGTAAAAATACAAATATAAACAGGGGGTGATAAATCCTTATCTAGGTGTGATCTATTTCCCCACAAATATAAAAAATTTTTTTGCAATATCCAACTGAGGAATACTGGACTTGTATAAGGGCGGGTTCCTACAGACAGAGTATTAGCGGCTAAGGCTTCGAGAATGGCTGTCTAAGCAACGATTGATGTTAGGGGTAGGCCAACGTATAGGTTTAGATATTATGTGCGTTAGGAGAACTTCTAAGAGGCGTTTTAAAAAACGTTTTA